AACTAAGTGAAGTTGCACTTGTGCCTCTCTGGGCCACTTGCATACCGCCATTGATGATAAGATTCTTTGCCTTACCAACACCAGTTGTTTTTACAGCGGTTACTGCCCCATCAGCAACCTTTGCTGTAGTAACAGCATTCGTTGCAAGAGCAGTTGTGTCCACAGCATTTGCAGTTATTGAGCGTGAAACGATTTTTCGTATTGCCATTACTTACTCCTTATGAGATTGTAGCACCACTAACTGATACTGCTTTCCAACCAATTGTATTATGATATACTAAAACTACACTTTCACCAACTGCATCAAATAGAATAGTTGTACCGTCATGAAAGGTTGCTGGTGTAAGTGTTGCATTTCCACCGTCAACTATCATAGTAATAATTTTTACTTGTCCAGCAGTTCCATTTGCAAGTGTTATTGCATCTGTACCAGTTGATGTAACCTCTGTAATCAGATGAGTTAAACTTAATGCACCAGCACCAGATTTAGATTCAACACCACCAATAATCGCACCACCAAGAGTACCACTAAAAGTAGCACCATTGATTGTAGGTGTAGTTAAAGTTTTGTTTGTAAGAGTCTGTGTTGCAACCTCTGAAACAAGAGTTGAGTTTGCACCAGCAGGAAGTAACATTTCATTTGTTACACCAGCACTATGTGGTTGTGCTTTAATTTTTTGTCCATGTGAGTTATTACTGCAATTTAATTGTATCTGTCCAACAGCTCCGTTAGTTGAACCATCACCTCTAAATTCTACAATATAGTTTTCAGCAGTTATCTCTAACGCCCCACCAGTTCCAGTAATTCCAGCGGTAGTTAATGCAGTAATTGTCTGGGAAGTTGCAGTTCCACCAACGACACCATTGATTGTCGGTGCAGTTAAAGTTTTATTAGTAAGAGTATCAGTCGTTGCACGAGCTACTAATGTATCTGTTACACCATTAGGTAAAGTCAATGTTCCAGAATTATTAATGGTGTTAATAACTGGTGCAGATAGTGTTTTATTACTTAGTGTTTGAGAAGCAACTCTTAATACAACGTCATCTGTTGTTAATGTAGAACCATTACCAAGTTTGGTATAGACCTCTACAAAGTTATCATTGACCTTATCTGCTCCAATTCTAAGAGTGTCACCAGTTCCATCATTTGCAGAACTACCAATACCTATTGCTTGATATGCCATTTGAGTCTCCTAAATTCTCTTATTATTTATAATGTTTTTTTAACCTACATCAAACTTTATAGATGTAGTATCAAACTTAGTTCCAGTTTCATCATATGATGTATAAAAATTACCAGCGGACTGTCTTGTATTACTACCACCAACATCTTCATCAAAAGTATTTAATGTATCATCAAAGGTTACAAAGTTATTATCAAATGCATTTACTCCAGCACCACTTGATGAAATAACAATTGCTCCAGGCGGTGGAACATTATGTCTTGTTTGTCCAGCAAGTACTGGTATGTTACCATTACTATCTGTTACTTGTTCAAGTCTTATATTACCAAATTGTTCTATTGTAAAATATGCATTGTCGTTATGAGAACTTCTTGCAGTTCTTTTAATGCCTGGATAATGAGGAATAATTTCATCTGACCCACCAAGTGGTGGAACTGCAAACGCATACTTAGGTAATAAATCTAATGTAGGCCCAACTACACCTCTTGAACCTAGACCTCTAGATGTTCCTACAACAACTGTATTAATTCTTGAAAGTGTAGTATCTCTAGTAGTGGTTGTTAAATCAGTATGACTATCTACATCAACTTTTGGTGATGACCGTAAAGATGTACCGTCATCAGTTGTTCCTAGTCTTCTACCAAATACAGTAGTAATAAGATTTGTAAGTAGTGAAGCAAGTTCTGGTGTAAATGAGTCTAGTGTCTGTGCAACAACTCCTGCTTTTACTCTACTTTTAATTTCAACTTCACCAAAGACTGCCCAACCAGCAGGGTGAACAGTCGATTTAATTGCATCTCTCCATGTATTGATTGATTCACCAACCTTAACAACATATGAATAATCTTGATAGTAATTACTATCTTGTATTCTCATAACATCAGATGATAGTTTACCCTCTTCACCTAAAAACTCACCGACAGATGTTGTTATGTTTCCAACACTAGATGTCAAACTTGCAGTACCTATGTTTGCAATAGTACCAGATGCACCACCAGCAGCGACTGTATTACCAACAGCAAGATTTGCAGTTGTGTCCATTGATAACAATTGTCTATCTTCATCAAACGCAGTAATAGTTCCAGTATGAGAAGTCATATTAGCACCAGCAACAAAAGTTCCAGAAATATCTTTTAATACTGCGTGTCTAAATGCGTTAAAAGTTGGTGCAGAAGAATAATTAAATCCATTGTTTGTAATTTGAACAGAGTCAATACCACCAATAGTATTTGTTGTTGCAGCTTTTAACTTTGCACCAGTACCGCTTGTTGTTGATATAGATGATACCAGAGGAAGTTTAGTATAACCAGAACCTTTATTAATTATTCTGATATCTGTAATAGAACCTGCTTCGTTAGCATTACTACCAGGCGCATCACCAAATGTTGCATCTTCTAAGACAATTTTTAAACCATCATATGCATCATTATAAAATGATTGACTCTCTGGTTCACTTATGATATGGTCTGTTGCAATCATTCCATATTCTGCAAGACTGCCTGTTTCTGGACTAATTGCACCACCGACAACTGAAATTTGAGCAGATGCATTAACACCATCTGTTCCAGTATTATTAAAATTAATTGTATCACCTATTGCATAATCAGTACCAACATCATCAATGATAATTTCATCAACAGTTCCAGTAGTTATCTGTTCTACAATCGCAGTACCAGTATTACTAGAACCACTAATAGCGCCCACATTAATTTTTTGTCCAACAGTATAGTATTGACCACCATCAGATATAGACGTACCAGTAATAATTTGTAATAGTGTTAATGAAACATCACCATCAGTAATACTAGATGTTCCTATAATTTCCTCACCAGATTCAAATGTTTCATCAGCAGTATCTTCATCAATCTCAAGTTCATAAACTGTAGTGCCTGATTCTCTAAACGTAACAACTGAAACTGGTATTGCAGTTGATGTTGAAGTTTGACCAGTTATTACTTGTCCAATTAATTCAGCAGGATTACCAGAGTTACTTAAAACCCTCATAATTTTTTTTCTTGTCCAGTTTCCATCTGACAAACGAATCATCTGTTCATTTGGGAAACTAATTGTTGGTTCTTCATTCAGAAGTAATCTAAAGAATAACTCATGTCCTCTCTTTGTTCCCTTTTTAATATAAAGGTCACGAATATTTTTTATAAGACTTCTTTTATTAACACCAGTTGCAAGATTGTCTACAATACCCTCTAGGAAAGCATCTCTAAAATTATCTAAGAATTGAAATATAGTCGCATCAACATTTGACATATTTAAAAGTTGTTGAATATTTGTTACTGGATTTGGTTTGTAACTTGCAATCGTACCAGTAGAATTTGACGAACTACCAGTTATAGTTTCACCAACAATAAATCTATTTTGTGATGATACAAATAATCTTGCAGTAGAACCATCTACATCATCAACTAAAACAGTCGCAGTCGCTTTTGAGGTATTACCAGTAACAGTTTCACCAACTGTAAATTTAACTTCTGAGTCTTCAAGAATAACTTTTTCATTTGCTTCACTTAACATAAAGTTAATAGAAGTTGTTTCTTGTCTTAAATAATTATTAACCTCACTAAATGTTATCTCTGCACTTTCAAGAAACTGATAATAGAGTTTTACAAATTTTGAAAAGTCTGGGTGGTCTGCTTGAATGAATTCAGGCAGTTGATGTTGTATATGAGTTGATACCTTATTCTTTAAGGCGATGTCATTAATCGACATTGTTTAGTACCCACTTGAAGAACCAGCACTTGAACTGCTAGATACATCAGAAGAACTTGATGATGATGTTGATGTAGCACTCGCAGAGGTAGTTTCTCCACTATATGAACTTGTTATACTTGCACCAACACCAGCAGAAGTACTTCCACTTGCAATTGTATCAGTTGTTGCACTAATTGTTAGATTACTTGTATCTAATCTTAAAACTTGATTACGAACTCCCAGAATGTCATTTGAATCTGGTTTAACTAAAATTCTAAATGATGATGATGTCACACCGTCAACTGATGATGTGGATGTTATATTTACATTTGTTAAAATTATCTCACCAGTTTTATAATTAATTGTTCCTGCTGTATTATCTTTATAAGTCGTAGTTGTTCCATCAACAAGATAAAACATTCTAATATTACCATTACCATCATCATTTAAAAACATTTCATTTGTATCACCACTAATAAAGAAACCAGTAGAAGAAACAATTCCACCAGTATCAGACATATGACCATCATGAGGATTAAACAAAGCATTACCAAATGGTATTGTATATTTTGTTGCTTTATTTAATATTGGTGTTACTCTTTTAGATAAATTGACCGTTGTTATATTTGAGGTAATAGCATCATCAGTATCATCAACTATACCAACGACTTGAGAGTATCTAAACACTCCATCAAACTTTGAGAGATTTTCAGTTCCATATTCTATGATTTTAGTTCTTACATTTGAAGTTAGTGTTTCTGGAGTCTTAGTTGTATTTTTTGAATTATATTGAAATACAACATTTAATCTAATATCAGTATATTCTGGGTCAACAATGACTGGAGTCACAGATGCGATTGTAAATGATTTTTTTAAATCTGCAACTATCTGTTTTTTTGCAGCTGCAGTAATACTTCCTAAAGTTGGAACAATTGAAATATATACTCTACCATAAAATGGAATGTCATTATCTTCTCCACCGTAAACTTGAACTGACTTTGTGTTTGGATAAACTTTAGGAACGATTGCTTTAAAATCATTTGTGCTTACTGCACGACCTTGAGCAGCATAATCTAATGGTGCATTTAATTTTATTGATTGAATACTTTCTCTTTCTGAACCACCTTCTGCTGAAGTAACTGTAAGGATACTTAAATCTGTTACAGTTGAAATAGCAGAACTTGTTGAGAAACTTTGAGCGCCATTTGCGTCTGTTTTATTAGTAACGACATACCTTAATCTAACCACATTACCATCAGATAATTTTTTACCAGTAATTCCATCTCCAAAGTAAACTTCAAATTTACCATCAATAGACTCTTGTAAAAAATAATTATTACTATCTGATTTAACAACAGTTAAATCTTCTGCTAAAGTAAATGTTGAAGAACCAGTTGCTGACGCATTTTCAAATACATCAACTAATAATGTTGTGGTATCTGCTTTATCACTATTTAATAAAAACTTTTGTTCTAAATTTTGAGAGTCTACAGTATAACGATTTGTTACATAAGTTCCTTCATATACTGGAATATCTGTAAACTTCAATATACCATTACTAACTAATGTAGTATGTTCAGATGTTGTAACAAATTGATAAGTTACATCATCAAGACTTGTTGTAAAAACAAATCCTACTGGAATTGTTGCACTACTCAAACCACCAAAGTTATTTAATTCAATATTAAGTACTGCTTTAGGAGCTCTAGGAGAACTAGGTGTATAACCTAAAGTCTTTGCATGAGAAACTACAGATGACCTTAATGATGCTGTGTCTAGAAATGATTCATTAGATGCCATATTTAAATTCATTGCAAGATAGTGAGTGTTGTATGCAAGAACATCTAATAGTGAATTAATACCAGAACCCTCAAAATCATAATCTGTAAACTCATCTTGATTACGCATGAAAG